GGTGCCGCGGGATTGGGGAAGTCTTACTTTATGCGCGGCGTCGCCGGTGCTTGTGGCTTGCCGGTGATTAATTTTAACGTAGGGCGCTTGCTTGGCTCTTTCGTAGGCCAATCTGAGCGCAACCTAGAGCGCGCCCTAACTGCCATACGATCCGCGGCACCGTGTATTGTCGTGATTGATGAGATCGAGACAACTTTTCCAGATCGAGCCAATGCCGCGCCAAGTGGCGATTCTGGTGTTAGCTCAAGAATACTCAAGCGTATGCTTGAAGAGCTATCCGACCCAAGCAACCGCGGAAAAATTCTGTGGGTTGGCATCACCAATTTTCCCAATAAGCTTGACGCCGCGCTTTCTCGTGCCGGAAGATTTGACTTGACGGTTGCCATGCTTCCGCCAACCGAACGCGAGCGCTTGGCGCTTTTGATGCTTTATGCCAAGAAGTACGCGGTCAACCTGCCATATAACGATCAAATCTTGGAAAGCACCGCCAAGCTCTTGGTTGGCTATACCAATGCCGAAATCGAGAATGTAGTGAGGAAAGTTAGAGCGCTCTTCAAGACGTATGGCACCGATCAAGCTTGGCAAGAAGCACCCAAGCGCGTACGCGCCAATACACGAGATGTGCAACTCATGACTAACTTGGCTCTTTCCGCAGTGAATGACTCAGATATGCTTCCGGTTGAATACATAGACCAATGGCGCAAGATCACCAATCAAGCACCGGAAGCAACCGGCACCGGCACCCAAGAGCGCAAGCGCGTTTTTTGATACACTTATCACGATAAGAAAGAGGATCACCAATGGATACTTACAATGTCAGTCAAGCACTTGACACAAACCAGAAAGAGCTTGAGCGCTTGCAAGGCGCTTTTGATGGCATCACCACAGATATAAGCTTGAGCAATAAAGATTGGCGCGAATTGATGGAAAGCGGTGCGCTCGCGAGCTTGAGCATATCACGATACCGCGGCCACAAGAGTCTATCAAGCGCCGATCTTGGCATCTCCCAAGAAGAGTATAAAGAAGTGGAAAGCATCGTCTCACTTGGCTTTCGCTTGCTCTTGCCTAAAGCGGTGCTTGGCGCTTTCAATTCTCTGGAAAGCAACGCGCGCCAAGTTTTGCGCCGTTATACGCTGAAAGTGCCAACCGGTTATTTTCTTCCGGCAAGCGCCTATCAAGCTTGTGCCGGTGCCATGCAAGATCACAAGAGCAAATTTGATGCACTTGTGGCGCAACTGTTAGACGATCTCGATATGCATGAGCGCACTGTCCTAGAGCAATATACGGTGCTTGCCGATCAAGTTTCCACGCGGCTATACAATGCCGGTGTGATCACGTATGGCGAAAGATGGGAGAAAGCACAAGAATTCAAGGATCGGTGCATGGCTACTTTTCCCACTGCGGAAGAGCTTGCCGATCAATTCTCTTTCCGCTTGAGCTTGGCTTTCGTGCCGGTGCCGTATCAAGCCAATCAAGAAGCACCGCAGTACGCTCAAGCAAGCGCCGATCTCTTGGCACTGCGCAAAGCGGTGCTTGAAGAGCAATCACGCGTGCAAGCTCAAGAAGTGACAGGTTTTATCAAAAGCATACAATCGGAAGTCTATGCACTGGTGAATGAAAGCTTGAGCGCAGTGCTTTCCACGGCACAAGATAAGAGCCATTTACAATCGCGCTCGATTGTCCAATTGCGCGGTCTAATCGAGCGCTTGGGTCAAATGAATTTTTGGGGTGATGCCAAGCTCGATCTAATCAAGCAAGAGATCACTGCCATACTTGACCGCGAGCCAAGCAAGCGCAATTTTGAGATCGATCAAGCTCTTTTGTCTGCTATGCAATCGGAAGTGCAATTGACCCTAAGAAGCATTGGCACCGTGGAACGCGGTGCGCTCGATATGTCGCAACCGGCACCGGCACCAATCAGTATGGCAACCGGCACGCGCCAAGAGCCAATCAAAATCGCACCGGCACCGGCACGCTTGCCACTTCCGGCAAGCGCTCTAGCCAACCGCGCCAATAATGGCAAATTATTCTAATCACCCAATCACAGAAAGAGGATCACAATCATGGCTTGCAATAGTGTAGCAGTTAGCAAGGCGCAAATTGCGCAGATCGCATTGGCGAAAGAAGAGCTTGTGACGATGCTTTCCAAGCTTCTTGGCATCACTCCGCAAGAAGTACACTTCTTCCAAAAGAATGTAGGGGAAAGAGCGTATACGCATGGCGGAAGTGAGATCACCATGAAGTACGATTATGCACACGCCGCGTACAGTGGGCGCAAGTATGCCGGTGTAGACTCGATTGCCATCGTACAGCGCGTGGTAAGTGGCAAGATCACGCTTGAGCTTTCCGTAAGCACTGACAATTACCATGTCAAGCGCGGTCAAGAAGTGCAAGAAGAGCTTGCACAAGCTTTCGAGCGCCAATCTACAGTGGCGCAACAAACCACTGTATTGAAGAAGCTCGCGGCTCTTGGCAAGCTTTCTAGCATCACCCAAAAAGATAATGGCGTCACGGCACGTATCGAGATCACCCTATAGGCCACTGCCAACCGGCACCGGCACCAATCACAGAAAGAAGCTTACAATCATGGCACGCAAGATAACTTTTGACATAGCAATCACCAATGATGGTCAAATAGGGCTTTTTGCTCGCGGTGATGCAACCGCGGAAGAGGGGAAAAAAGCACTTGAAGCAATTTGGAAAGCGCTTGGCACCCAAGAGATCGAGCTTTCCGGCATAACGGAAGTAGAGCGCCATACGGACGATCCAAGAGTGCAAGCGGTACACGATTTGACCCACGAACATAATCACAATCACGATCATTAAAAAGCACCGGCACCGGAAGAGCCAAGCAAGCTCAAGCTCTTCCGGTGCCACTGCCAACCAATCAACCTACACTTATCACGATAAGAAGAAAGAAGCATCACCAATCATGGCAATTGACCAATGGGGCAACATAGAAATCAAGCTTGAGCGCCAATTATGGCAACCGGCGATCTACGCAATCATGGCGGAAGTGTTTGCGGTCGATCAATACGATCTTGAGCTTGAGGCGGAAGTGGAAGATACCTATATTCTCTATACTGCGCAACCGGAAGAAGATATACTTTTTGCAGTGTCAACCAATGCCGATCTCACTTCCGATCTCACTATAGAATTTTGTGGTGATGATCCAAGCTCTTTCGATAGCAAGGCGCTTGAAAGCAAGCTTGCTCGCGCAGTGGCCTAATCACCGGCACCAATCACCCTAACATTGATCTCTTCACAGAAAGAAGCTTTCCCAATGCAAATTATGACTAACTCAGAGAAATTGACCCAAGTGGCTTTCGATGGCGCAATCTATCTTGCCGGTGCGCTTGGCTATTGGTTTCCGTGGGCCTGTAAACTCCAATACGTGATTTGGCACGCCGCGCATATCTGCGGTGTATACGTCACCGGTGGAGTAGGCTAAACTGCCAACCGGCACAAGCCACTATCAAGCACAATAGAATAAGCACCCAAGAGCTTGCAAGCGCCCACTTGCAAGCTCTTCTTTTTGGCTCTTCCGGCACTGCCAAGCATCACCCCAAAAAGCGCCGATCTCATCACCCCAACTATACCGCCAATCACCAATGCTTTCTACGGTGCCGTATAAGCTCGATTTCTAGGTCACTACGCCACTTTCTACCATGCTTATGATGATTTTGACCTAGAGCTTTTTTTGCTATGCTTCTTGCGCTTCTTTTTGGAGTATCATTTACTGCTACACTTCCGCCAACCGGCATACACCGCCAACCGGCACCAATTCGCAGTGGCCTATACACCGCCATGCTCAAGCGCTTGGCTCATGCTCAAGCTCATTGTATCGAGCGCCGTTATAGTGGCTCTTGGAAGCTTGGGTCAATCCTCTTGCTTCCAAGCTCAAGCTTGCTTCCGGCACCACAGATCACCACAAGCTTGATACACTGCCAACCGGCACGCACAATTTACAACCGGCACCAATGCAAGACTTCCGGCACGCACAACCGGCATGAGCCACAAACACAAGCTTGGGAGCGCGGTTGCTTGTGATCTTATCGTGCCAAGAGCATACCAATGCAACGCGGCATAGTGTTAGCGTGCAAAGTGCAAGCACCGCCATAATCTTTGCATGGCACATTGGTTTACAGAATGTTGCATTGTGTAAAGCAATAAATGTTGCGATGCGCTTCACATAACAAGCTCAAAGGCGTGCCGGAGGGCTATGCCCTTATTATGTCAAGCCCATGCCCCTTATGTAGCTCTCTAAGTCCGGATAGTGAAAAATTTCCCCTAATAGTTTGTTATTGTCAAGTTAGGTCTAAAAAATCTCGTTATTGGGTAGATAAGTGCAACAAATGGTGCTAAATGTCGGGTTGGGCATTTAGGGGGCGGAAGTTGTTGCGATTGGGCGGCGGAGGGGGTTCGGGGACGGTGATAGGTTCGACGTGGATATAGGGTTGGTCGGCGGGGTTACGGAGGGGCAAGAAGTTGCGCGCTTGGTTACCGGAGAAGGCCGTTTTTTTGATACGGACGGTAGCGGTATAGCTTTCTTTGCTGATCATGAGGCGGTGGAGTTGTTGATTGGAGACATAGGCGTTCCATGCGTGGATGACGAGGCGGGCAAGGAGATTGGATTCCACAGGCCGGTTGAGATTTTTATGGATGCGAATGGTACGCGGCAGGAGGTCATGGAGGGCTTTGCGGGGGTCGCCGCGCGGGATGGCGTCATCTTGGGCGACTTGACGCCAGAAGTCGCGGGCGAGGTCGGGGGCATAGTGAAAGGTAATCAGGGCAACGGAGAAAACGGCAGATTTGTAAAGGAGTCTGCGCCAGTGTTTATCAATGGGGGAGATAGCGGCGTCGAGGCGATGATATTCGGGTGCCCAGAGGGGGACTTGTTCAAGGAGGACACCGACAGGGAGAAGGTTATAGGGTGTTTGGCAACCGAAACAGTCATAGATAAAGCGAAGGGCGGCGGCGATTTCATCGACAGTGCGTTTAGGGACGTGCATTTGTTCAGAGATGTGATAGGCAACGGCGGTATCGGCAAAGGAGCGTTTTTTTTGAATATCGGTGGTAGCGTAGAGGATTTTGAGGTCATCTTCTGAGCAATTGAAGGTACGGACGATAGGGAGGGCGACAGGTTTATCGGCAAGGATGATAGCATTGAGGGTATGTTGGCCGTTGATGAGGATGGGTTGATTGTCGGAAGTGTGGGCGATTTGGATGGCGAAATTGGGCATGAGGCGATCATAGCGGATCTCGGTAGCAAGGAACTGGACGTGATTGGGGCGCAGTGGGCGATTTCTGGTATTAGCGACAAGGAGTTGTTCAGCCATGCCTGGGGTGATGAGTTCAAAGGTAGCGGTAGGGTTGAGGTACATAGGACGCAAACGCTTTCTGCGCCAGTTTTAGCGCGACAAGTTTGGGGGGTAGATTGACAGGGAACAGAAAAGGGTTTACGTTGAGGAAGTAGGCAGTACCCATTTTCTCAAAGCTCAGGGGTAGCACCCCCTGGGCTTTGTTGTTCTTGGGGAGATGATCGCGCCAAAGATAAAAAAAATCAAGGGGTTTGCAGACTTATGTCAATTCGCTGCTGTCTGGAGGGGGACGGCGGTGTTCGATGGGGTAGTTATAGCCATGCGGGTGGAGGGTATTGAAGTAGGAGATCCAGTAATCGAGGCGTGGGCCGAAGTGGATAGAGTCGGGGAGGGTTTCGATGAGGGTAAAGAGGGTATTTTGGATGCCGTAGCGGAGGATGTCGGATAGGAGGGTATCGTTTTGATGGAGACCGAAGCGGCGGGCATCGGTAGCGGCGCGGTGGCGGATACGGGAGAGTTTGGCGGTGGAAGCGCCGATGAAGGATTTGCCGGTGGCTTTGCAGTAGGCTTTATAGATGATCATAGGTTTATTAAAGCAAGTTTAGGGGTAGCGGGTTTTGGGCGGCACGTCTAGGAGCGTTGGTTGGGCTGGGATGGCAGGTTCGCAGTGTGGTTTGAGGGCATCTTTGAGTTCGGCCAGGATCGATTTAAGGCGGTCGATTTCAGCGAGTTTGGCGGCGAGTTTGGGGGGGTTATCACGAAAGACGTATTGGCGTGCGGAGCGTTCTTTGTTGGCGATTTTGACGGCTTCGGTATAGAGGGTTTGGAGATGGTCAATATTCATAAGGGTAAATATAGCATGATAAGGTGGGGCGATCAAGAGCGATGGGGTACGAGGCCATCGCTCTTGGTCTTTTTGTGTAAGGGGCGGTTGCTGAGATGTGCAGTGACTCGCTAAGCAGAACAGTGACTCGCTGTGCCGTTGCGGGGCGCGGCTTTACTTTTCCTTTGCCAAGCGGAGGCTCGCTATGCCGTTGCACCGAGATGCGGAGAGCCGCGCTGCTATGCCATCGCGTAGGAACGGCTCGCAGTGGTACGCCGTTGCGTGGGTACGAGGTACGTAGCTCCGCCGTTGCGTCGTCATGCGTCGAACTGATGTGCCTTAGCCAAGCTAGGCGTAGGTGCGGATTGGTCTGCCGTGGCGGTGTAGTGCAAGGATTGGCCTTGCCGTTACCGAGACAAGAGCAATGGTACGGATTGCTTTGCCGATGCTTTGGAGGGCCACGTTATGCCGTGGCATTGACTGGCTCTGGATAGGTGCGCCATTGCTGCGGGCTGCGTTGTAGGGTTTTGCGTAGCCGTTGCTGGGCGGTGTACTGTTGAGGTAAGCTCTGCCTTCGCCACGCGCGGGGTTGCTCAACTGCGCCGTTGCTGTGTACAGGACTGGTGCGCAATGCCGTCGCATTGGTAGGCTAAGGGTTACGTCGCCGCTGCGCCGAGCCGTTGAGTGCCTTGACTTGCCTTTGCGTGGATTAGTATTGGAGCGACTTGCTTTGCCTTTGCTGCGCTACGCTAACTATGACTCGCAAGGCCGTTGGTTCCCAGCGGTGTGCGTAGCGGTTGCTGGGCGACGATTCGGCTTGCCTTGCCTTTGCTGAGAAGTGCTGCGTCCTGGTGTGCAGTGCCGTTGCCAAGATCAGCTTAGCTTTTCCATGCCGTTGCCACGATCAGCGTAGACTCGCTTAGCCATTGCTACGAACAGCGTAGGGTTGCTTAGCCGTTGCCCTGATAAGTTGTTAAGGTGCGCGGTTGCTTTGCGTGTGCGTAGAGTAGAATCAAAGTGTGCTACGCTGACAGCACGTAGATCTACCTTGACGATGCCCTGCTCAACTTCGCTTTTACGGTGTCTTGCTTTGCACGGCCATGCCGTCGCGGGGCACAGGCGAACTAAGCTCTGCCCTTGCGTTGATACGATATGTACTGCCATGCCTCTGGCTCGCGCTGGTAGGCCATGCCTTCGCTCGGAAGTGCCAGGCTTCCCTATGCCTTTGCATAGATATGGCTGGCTTAGCTTTCCAGTGCCCTTGCGTAGCGTCGGGCTACCATGCCGCTGCTGAGATATGGCTGGCTTGCCCTGCCGTTGCCTTGCGTCGTCCCGCCTTGCCGTTGCGATGGCAAGCATAGAGGTGATGAGCTAAGCCGTTGCCACGGTCGGCTATGGGCTGATTGCCTTGCCACTGCTTCGATTAGCCATGAGACGCCTTTGCTTGGCGATGGTTTGGACAGCTAAGCCTTTGCCATGTTGAAGGAGAAGCGCCCCCATGATCCGCTGCGCCATTGCCCCATTCCCCTGTACTTGCCATAATCAAAGAGTTCAAAAAGAAGCTCTTGGCTCATGGTTTTGTCATCGAGGACAAGAAGCTCAAAGTTGAGGGTTGAGCCGGTTGGGATTGTCTCGCTAAAGGCAAGGGCGACACGTTCGCCTTGTGCGGTTTGGGCACGGAGCGGGCGTTGCAGTTCACCGACGGTGCCGTGCAGGGTAAAGGGGATCAGGCGTGGTTCGACAAAGACCAAGCCGTCGATCACCTTCTTGAAGGCACGCACCTTTTTGGAGAGGCTATCTTCCATACGGGAGAGCATAGAGCAAGCGTCTTTGAGATAGCCTTTTACCACATAGTCATAAAGCACAGGTGTGCCATCGGGGAGCCGGTGGAAGCCGGTTTTGCCCTTGTCGTCAATGGTGATGGTTTCCACTTCTTCGATGGCATTGGCCGGAGCGCCGTCTTTACTGGCGATGAAGTCGGTGTAGATCTGCTTATTGAGCGGCACTGTCCCTAGAATATCGGTTAGAAAGGTCAGTGTTACATCGTAGCGCATCAGTCCTCCAGAAATTATCATGGTAAGTTTGAGAGTAAGTGGGGGTGTTACTGGCTTGGGTATTTGATGATTATTTCATGCTGGTTATCTCCTTCCGCGCCTCAGTTGTGCGGTGGTCGGGGCAATAGTGCTTCTTGGAGCCGATTTGCCAGTTGTCCATGCGGGCGAACATGATGAGGCGGCTGCGGTTGTGGGTGAAACTGACATAGCGTTTTTCGCAACCTGGCTGGTCGCACTTGATGGTAAGGTAGATGCTCACAGTTCCTCATCGGATGTGTCATAGATGGCGAACGAGCCATCGGGTTCGAGACGGCGGCGGCGCACGCGGGTCTGATGGTCAACAAAATCAATGGCGCGTGTCCAGTTCTTTGGCTCAGCGGGATAGTAGTCGGGGCCAGGCGGGTCGATGTAGCCTAGCAGGGATGAGAGTGCTATGACAAGCGCATTGGTAGAGCCGCCGTTGGCTTCATCATCATACGTCCATTGGCGACCGCGGGTGAGCGGGGTGTCATACTCAAAGATGCCCCAATTGTAGAGTTGGCGTTCGATGGTAAGCACATGGCCGATGTGCGGCGATGGGCACTGGACGTACATGCCGTCAAAGTCGGGCACTTCAAAAGGGGCGGCTGGTAGCGACTTGGGTAGGTCACCGGTGTCAATTTTCCTCACTGAATACCCTCACGTTCGACCAGGCTCAGCAGCACGGCAATCGGAGCCGAGTTGTCTTTGCTTTCCAGTTCTCCCAGCAAGCGCAAGGCTTCAATGGCAAGATGCACCGTTGCCAAGTGCATCTTGGTCATGGGAACGAGCGGGATCAGCCGGTAGCCTTTGGGTAGGTTGGATGTGACCTGCACGCCGTTGACGCTGGCGATGATGTCAACGCCATTGCCGTTAATCGGGTCGGAGTGCTTGAGCGTGCAGGGGACGGCGAAGTCATCACCAGGCAAGGCCAGGAGATAGGTGCCTTCTTTCATGGTTTTTCCTCAAGTTGTTTTTGGTTCTCCTTGTAGACATCGTACATGGTCTCTTTGGAGTCGGTTCGCACGATCATGTAGGGCATAAAGACTTCATCGGCGCTGACCATGTTAGTCTGGATGATGGCGATCTGCGCCGCCGTCCAGTCTTTCAAAATGCGCCAGGCAATGCGCAGGGCTTGTTTGTGGGTACGCAGACCTTTGGGCACGCTTGGATTTGTTACGATAAGTTTATAGACTTGCTCGGTACGACAGGGGAGCAGGTAGGTGTTGTGTTCAAGCTCAAAGATCAGGGCAACCGGCTCACCATGCTCAAAGTTGACCAGGACACGGTTGGCACCGGCGCGGCCAAGCATGATGTGGATCTCGGTGACAGACCTGCTGGCTTCGATGCTTGTCGAGTAGTTCAGTACCGGCATCAGTCCCTCTTTAACTTTGGCAAGTGAAACTCATGGCAGAAGGCGCAATATTTCTCACGGATGTCGCCCAGGTTGGCCGAAGCCATGCCACAACAGAGACAGACAATGCTGGCTTCGCCTGGCGTTAGCTCATAAGTGGCAAGGCCGTTGAGCTTGAGGACGGTACGGCGCTCGCGGGCATCGAGCAAGCGCCGTTGGTCTCTGGCGTCTTTCTTCATGCAGGGTTTGTCCCGCGCGGGCGGGTCATCGACTTCCTCATCCAGTCCATCCTCTTTATCAAATTCAAAATCAAAGCTGTCATCATCCATATACCATAGGCGCACTTGCATAAATGTAATATATCCTGTATACTCGTACAAGTCGTGCAATTTGTACGGCAAGAAGTCTTACTCAGGAGAACAATGATGCCTTTACGAAGTCACAAGCTCGGTTCAGATGAAGTACGCCGCCAATGGCGTGATGTGTTGGATGAGGTGCAAGCCGGTGAGAGTGTGATCGTCTCGCGTGCTGGTAAGCGGGTTGCGGTCATCATTCCCTTTGAGTTATGGGATCTGGCAAAAGACCAACTCGAAAACTTGGATGACACGCTTGACCTGCGCAAAAAGATTGACGCATACCGCCGTGCTGTGGCGGCGGGTCTTGAGGAACGTGATCCAACTTGGGATCGACTGGCTGACGAAGAAGTCGCGGCTGGGTACTTGGCTCCCTTAGAAGAAAAGGAAGCCGCGTGAGCCAACCCTACCGTGTGACCTATGCGCCCGCCGCCGCCAAATTTATCGAGAAAAAAGCGCCCAATCACATGCGGGGACGGTTGAAAGCGGCTTGTGAGTCGCTTGGGCGAGAACCACGCCCCTATGGTTGCGAAAAGATGTCTGGTTATGACAACCGCTGGCGTATTCGCGAAGGCGACTATCGGATCGTCTATGAAATTTACGATAAAGAGTTGCACGTCCACATCATTGACACAGACCATCGCAAGGACATATACCGCTAATTAAATTTGTAGTTTGAAGCCCCTGGTGGTTTGCCAGGGGCTTTTTTGTGCAAGCGGTCGAGGAAGTCCCTGCCGCCGCTCTCTTTGATAATCTTTTCTTGCAAACCACGGCGATAGCCCTTCCAAAAGGCGTTGCAGAGGTCGCTTTGGGCATCGTTGGGCTTGTCGTCGTCATAGGGGGTATGCTCGGTCGCCAGCGGGATCATGCGCTTGCGGGCGTTGCGCCGCACATCCATGAAGCTGATCGCCATGCGCCCATCAATCGTTTGGCCGATGGCAGAGATGGTCTCAATGCGCTTGGGGTCATCACGCGGCATTGGGCGCTCTTCCAGCGGCTCAGGGCCGGATGTGCGCCAGGCTTCACTGAGAAAGACAAAGGCGATCACCAGATGACCGGCTTCGGCCATCTTGACGCCAAAGGCTTCGAGGTACTTGTACCTGTGATCCACGTCAAAGTCAGGCATCACGGCAATCACGGAGCCTCTGTCAGTGGGCGGTTGAAAGGTATAGAGATAGGCAACCGGTATAAAGGCGGTTGCCTTGCCATCTGCCAGATGTTCCCTTGCCTGGATCATGGCAATCTCAAACAGGTGGTTGAAATCCGCCGTCGGCAAGATATAGCTCTTGGGGTCGTGACCTGTCATGTGATCTCCTATAAATCCTATAAAACCTACTGCGTCTCTAAACTTGTCTCAATAACTTTAAGGATGCGGGCGCTCTCTTTATCAGAGATCACAGGGTTCATATCAAACTGCTTGAAGGCATCCAGTATCTTGCCCCACAGCACACGCGGCAACTCGACCAGCACACCATCCTTGACTTTTCGTGTAGAAATCGACGGCGCTTGAAAATGGGTGCCATTGGGCACAGGAGCCGCTTCTTCCTGGGGGTGGAGCCTGTCATACTGGCGGATCGCATGGTCAAGCACATGCTGGCGCGAGAGATCATCCGGCGGCAAGAGCGTGAGTGCCTTTTGCAATTGCTCTTTGTTGGCGTTATGTAAAGCGTCGGCCAATGACTGATCGCCTGGCGCTTCGACTAAAGTTTTCACGATAACGTCATCGGTCTTTTGCACGGAGTATTGACCGGCAATCGTGCGGGCGATGCGCTCGCGCCGTGGGCGCTTATCTTCTTCGGGCCGGTACTCATCGGCTATGGCTCTGGCTTCGGCAATCTTGAGCGTTTCATCCTGCTCCGCTTTTTCTTCAAACGCTTCGAGAATGGCGACGACACCCTCATCCGGCAGCGACGGCGAAGCCATGATGCGCAAAACTGTAGCAGGAACGCCCGATACAAGTGCAGGGTTATCGGCAAAGCGGCGGGCGATGTTCATATACTCCTGAGCCGTTTTCATGCTGTAGTCAAATTCGGTTTCAATCCACACCGTAAAGTGCTTGGGGATGGCTTCTTGAATCTCAAGGAGTCGCTTACCTATCTCGAAAATGTCTTTAGCGGCGCGCTCGCGGCGCATGTTGATGTCCACGGCGGCATCTTGCAACAGATAGCGCGTTTCCTCATCTTCGATGCTGTCATAGTCATATCTTAGCTTGCTAAATTCGAGCTTGCGCAGGTTGGCAGGGGCATCCATTTCACGCGTGGTGGTCGGCACGTAGTCAGGTTCATTCAGCGCGGCAAGCTCATCCTTAATTTTGAGGTCTTTCTTAGACGTGCGAGGCATAAATCTTCTCCAAGTTCTTTTCAAGATAATCATAACCCGCCAATCCAAAGAGGCGGGCGGCGAGTCTACCATAGGCAGCGCGCACCACGTCAAGCCCACTGTCCTTGTATTCCCAAATGGTCAAACCCTCTGAGAAGGCTTCCAACACGCTCACGCGATGGGGCACCGCGTTTGCTTCACTGACACTGTACTTTTCACCAAGCGATTCAACCACGGCCATCAGGTTGCGGCGGTGGATCGTGTATTGGCGTTGATAGCCGACCGGCAAGAGCGTAACCCCCGCGCCACCGGCAGAATTGCGGATCACATCCATCACGTTCTTGAGCGAGGCAAGCGAGGCACCCTCTGTCCTGAACGGGACAACTACATGGTCGGCAACCATCAAGGCCGCTTCCTGTAGGAATCCACCGGCGGCGGTGTCATAGACTTCAAAGTTAAAACCCTCTATCTCCATCAGCTTACTTGCCAGCGCGAACGCCCCTTGTTGGCTCACATACTTGTAGCCGACATCTTTGGAGCTTGTGTCACCTGGCAGGATGCGCAGGATCTCCGGTCTACCGACATACAGGCTTTCCGCGAGTGTCTGATTGTCCATCAGCCAATCAAAGACGCCAGGCGCTTGCTTGCGTCCAAAGTGGGCGGCAACTTGCGCCTGGGGGTCAAAATCGACCAATAGGGTCTCTTGGTACTTGGCAAGCATGGCGGCAAGGCTGACGGCGCTTGTCGTCTTGCCGGTGCCGCCTTTGATTGAGGCGACTACAATGCGGTAAGGCTGAATACTCATCTTTATCCTCTGTTGGTGGTTGGTTGATTACAGCATATCCCATGACTGTGGGGCTTGCCACAGGTGATAGCAAAACTCATGGACGTTTACATAATCAGATTCTTTCGGGAGAACCATGACTACATCCACTTGTTTTGGAAAGAACAACGAACGCACCCCCTTGATCTCATCCCAAGCGGGCGCATGGGTAGGGTAACTCATCGAGACGTGCATCAGCACACCGAAGCGGGCGGTGTTGTCGAGCGAGGCCGACACCACAAAGCGCGTCGGCGCAAAGTACCAGCCCTTACTCTCTAGGATGGCGTCTTTGGTCACCTTGTTCATGATGGCACCGGTTGGCCCCTGGCGAATGTCGTAGCCCATGATCGGTTGCAAGACACGGCCATCCGGCATCCGGAGCGAACCACGCGGCATCTTGAGCGGGGCTTGTTGGGCTTCGTCCAGTTTTTCGAGTCGCATAGGCTTATCATACTCCAAATAGGGTAGTAGCGCAAGAGCCAATGACGCCCTACTGTTTGACAAAGCGTTATTAGCTTGCTAAGATTAACCACAATCTTAAAATATGTCAACACAAATTTACCATAACAGGATTATACTAGGAGGCAAAGGAGATGATTGAAATGCACGTATCAAGCTACTTGGAACGGCTTAAAATCAAGCTCATTTCGCTTCAACTGGAAGAGCGGTTGTATATCGCCAATGCCTCTGAGGTACTGCACTCGTGGGGCGATATGGATCTCGGTGAGCGGCTGGACTCCCACAAGCCGGTGGGCGACTGGCTGCGCCTCAGTATCATGCCCTACGAGGAATTTGTCGTCTGGTGCTACCAGCATGGCATCCATGCCTACTATCACGAGCATGACAGTGCAATGGTCTTTGTGCGGGTGCAGATAGACCGTGTGCGGCTCGACAAGCTGATGCAGGAGATACCGCCGCTTTATGAGAAGCCCGACACGTCTGACTTTGCCCTGATGCAAGGGCTGATCCGGCAGAGCATCGACCTGCTGCGCCTGATCCGCGCCAATGCGGTCGGGCGCGGCCTGGCCCGCATTTTTATCTCAGTAGTTATGTTAAGTTACCGCCTCAAGATAGACTTAGCAAGCCAACTTTTTGAAACGCTGGTGTCAGATAAGCTCGACCAGATCGAAGCAAACACCAAGACTGACAAGGTTGAACCCTTCTCACAAGAGCGCCGCTAATTTCTATGCGAAGATATTGGCTGGCTCCCCTGCTTGCATAGTGACGCTTTATGATGTACAATGCGTCACAGTTTATTCAATCCAACCAGCAAGAAGAGGAAAAAGATGGCTAAAGAGCCTAGCAAGAACGATTTTTATGTTGAGACGATGTACGGAGCGATGACCAAGCAACCGTTGGTCAAGATCTCGTATGACGACCAACCCCTGTGCATGATCAACCCCAAAGAGGCGGTGCTACTTGCCATCAACCTGATTCAAGCCGCCAACGCCGCTATCTCTGACGCCTTCCTGTTTGAGTTCATGGCGGATTCCGGCTTGCCGCCGGAGCAAGCGGCGCACATGATGGGCGAGTTTCGCAAGTGGCGCGTTGCCAAGAATTACGACTTGGGCGATGACTTGATTCAAGGAAACAGGAGACACCCACGATGAACGGCTATAGCTACCGGCGCTTAGAGGACAGTGAGATTCCGTCGAGCCTGGCGCTTGCTGTCGGGCTGGACAACGATACGCCTGGGCTTGTCATGGTAGATTTAGTCATCCCGCAGTACCAGGGTGCCTACCGGTTCACGGCGCAGCAATTTGAGCAATTCGCCTATGCGGTCACCGATGCCGCCAAGATGTCCAAGACCTTTGCCATCATGGTGCATTGCGTGATTGGCGCGTTGCACGATGAAGATCCCGATTTTGCCAAGCGTGTCTGGAAGAAGGTGACCGAGTATATGTACGAGTATGCCGCTGACGCGGGCGGCGAAAACGTCGAGATCACGGAGCTTGAAGAAGAGAATGTGCCGTTCAGTGAATTAGATCATGAACTGGATGAAGATGACTTTCCCGACTTCGGGCTTTGAACTTAGCGAGATAAGAAGATGGCTAGGACAAAAGATAATCTCACCGCTCCTGAACACAAGCGCAAACGCCGCAAGAAAAAAGAAGTGCCGGTCTTTCTGCAACTCTTGTTGCCCTTTGCCCCCTATCCGGCGTTGTCTACCAATCCGGATCTGGCCGCAGACTTGGCCGAAGATTACGGCTATGTCCAAAAAGGCCAGTGCTGGAAAAATGCTGTCCTGAGCATGAACTGTTTGGGCTATCGCAAAGCGCCCGATTGCAAGATGGAGTACGTCGAGGGCTGGCTGATCATACGCGAAGGCGAGTACGCCATCGAGCATGGTTGGCTCGAAGTCGAAGGCGACGTAGTTGACGTGAGCTTGCCTGGTGAACATCCTGCCAGTGCCTACTATGCCGTGTACCGCTATGGCTTTGACGATGTGCAAAAGCTGATTGAGAAGCGCAGCATCACCTTGCCCTTCTTTGGCAACCACGAGGCGGGTCATGCCGCCATGTATGAGGCTTGGGAGCAGTTGCCGGTCAACCATGATATGAATGTGGCGCTTGCCACGCTCGGCTATCTGCACACCGGCAATTGGAGCGTCGTCATACCGGAAGGGGTATTCCTGGGGCCAAAATGAGCGAGACCGACGCACGCATGAGAGTCAACCTGCTGATCAGCCGCCAAGCCTATGATGCCCTGCTGGAGATGGCCGGTGGCGAAAGACGGATGGGGCTGTGGCTCGATGCCACCATCCTAGACATCTATCACAACCGGATGCCGGATGCCGCCGTCTTTCACTTGGCGCAAGCCAGGGATTATCTGAATAAGTTTTTCGAGGCACGCGAAGCACACGAGGCGGGCATAAAAAAAGCGGGGTCATGAGCGCCCCGCTTTCTTATGCGTCTGACAGGTCAAGGAGAGACGCACCCAAAAATTATAGGCGGTCGGCTCTTGGAAGTCAAGCCGACCGCCTATTTTTTATCGGGCGTCCAGTTGTAAACGGAGCGCAATCCCCTGTGCGATGATGGCATGGGCCTGAGCATATTCGATCATGCCCTTGCCGTCAAGCTGATCCCAAGAGACAATGCGCAAGGCATCGGCGGCATCCTGTAAATGCTTCTCCATTGCGTCAATCATTCGCACGCGGCGATTGTTGGCGTCATCAAGCTCTTGCTGCAAGTCAATATAGCTACTCATGGTATATCTCTCTCTTTCAGGTAACAGGTTATGTTAAGTTAGTTATGGTAAACTTACTACAGTGCCGATGACCGGCATTGCCATGCCGATCATGGCAAGCCCACACAGCAGGAATAAAATTATCACGATAAAACTAAGCACGGCGAAGCTCTTGCTGTCTTTCATGTTTCTACTAAATCCTCTAGTTAATACAAGTGTTGATGATTTAATCCCTGGCTACATCCCAAACGCGTCGTAGCTCACTCCCCTCTTCAATGGCTTCCATCAAAATATCAGGTGGGATCTCTTCGCTCATGGCGGCACGCACCGAAAAGGAATTGCCGACACTGGAGAGCCACTTGACCGCTAACCTGAGAAAGACATCATCGCCGCGGCGGTCGCAATACTTCTGCACGCGCTGGGCGTTGTCGAGAATAAACGGGCTGCGCCCCCCTTCGACCAAGAGCGCGATACCCTCTGCGCCAACCATCTCCTGCAACAAGACAATGCGGCGCTTGAGGCGGTCGGGAAAGCCTGGCGTATCGAGCGCCAAGCCAGCATCGACCGCGGCCAGCCATTGACTCGGTGACAGGTTCATGGTCTCGGAGTTGAGTACGACCCATAAAGTTGCCGCGTCAAGTTGATGCTCGTGATAGATGGCAACCGGCACTTCCGGTAAGCTCAACAACTTGGCGCATTGTAAGCGGCGATGACCGTCGGCAAGCGTGCAATCATAGGCCAGTGCCAGCGGCTCTAAGATGCCGTGCTTCTGGATCGAGAGCAGCAGACCGGTCAGTGTCTCACGGTTGATCCTGCGCTCAGGGTTGAAGTGTGAAACTTTCACGAAAAACGGGGGCATGGTCTTGTACTCAGGCATCGCCTATACTCCTTCTAGTCCTACACTGGTATTAAATAAAGGCGGTCAAGTTGCCGCTCTTTGCTAAGAATTTGATGATCGATGTTGCCGATGACCTGGCTGCGTTGATTGGCTGCACGAGTCAGGTAATCATTTCTGCTTTGGTTGCCAAGCACCACAAAGACAACACACAGCACAAGACACAAGCCCGCGGCCATCACATTGACCAACGCTAAAATTAGCATGGCAACAAAAAGCAAACCGGCTACGGTAAGCGCATTGTCTCCGGTGCCGTTGCGATGACCCAAGATCTCAGAAGGGGGCATTTCGCCCACCTTGAGCCGCTGCGCTTCTAGTGTCCGAATCTCCGCTTCCAGTTTGGCAATTTGTTCATCCTTGCTCAAGCCCATCACGCTTGGATTGGGCGCAAGCACAACCGGATTGACCGGCTCACGGTGCGACGTGCTACGTCGCATGAGGCGATGTTTCATCGTTAGTCCTTCTTCGGTTCTAAGCGACGACCATTGCGCGCCATTGCCAGGCCAAAGGATTCGCCGCAACCTAGTGTGCAAAAGAAGCCATTGCCTAAATACCCTGGCTTTTCCCACGCTTTCACCTTTTCGCCTGTCTTGACCATGCTGCGCCGTCGTCCTTTCGTCACAACCAGTTCAAGATGACCAGTGCGATCCGCAATCTCTTTCGTTTCTTCGGGTTCTTCTACCAGCACTGTGATCTCGTGGTACGTATAGTAAAGTTTCTTGCCGCACCAAAGGCAGGTGTTTGGCTCGTTGCTTGCGTTGAAGCTGTGTGAACTAGGCATCTTACTTTAACCAATCTACTGAGGGTAGCTCAGTCCTTTTGACGTAGCGTTGTGTAGTTGTGATACTGGCATGGCCCAACGCTTCCTGCGCTTGCTTGATGTTCTCCTGCGCAAGTTGGGTTGCCACAAAGCGCCTGAAATCATGGCAAGCGATATTCAAGCCAGCCGCCTTTGCCCTTTCCACGATAACCGCATGAGCGGCTTGCCTGGACATCGGCTTGTCAACCGGCGTCATGCTCTTGCCCTGATAGCTGGTGAACACATAATCCGCCATGAAACCGCGCTCATACAACCACGTCATCACATGGCTCATGGCAACCCTGTTCGTGGGGGCAAGCCGTCGCACAATGTCCGTCTTACCAAGCACAGAGAAAGTGCTTTCGGCCATGTTCATGTTGTCTACTCTGAGGCTCACCACTTCGGAGATGCGGGCACCGGATGTACTGAGCAGCGCAATCAAGGCTTTGTCACGCAAAGAAAGTGCATCCTTGCCGGAGATAGAGTCTACCAATAGCTGCATGGTCTCCGTGGTCAGTAGATCCTTGTCCGGTCGCAAGCGGTCACGCAAGGCCCGCACACTGACCGTGCCCACGGCACGCACTTGGGTGTAAAGCTCAAGCGAAACTTCACCGCTGGGCACGGAGGCACCCATGATACTTTTGATGGCCGACAAGTGGCTGTTGATGGTGTTGGGGCTGTAAAGGCTCTCTACGAGGTTTGTACGCCAGGCCAAGACCGATGATGCGTTGAGCGGTTCGATGCCCTGGTCTTGGCAGAAGCTCATGAATCGCTGCCAACTCTCCCGATACCGATCCAAACTGGCATCGGTGATCGTGCCTATTAAATTGTCTAACATTGACCTGTCTCTTTCGTGCTAACTTCTTGGATGGTGTAAATGTATCAAGACCTGCTACATTAGATTAGCACAAGCCTTACACAATGTCAAGCCCCCAATTTATTCACTCTTGATCTGCGGCTGGAAGCGTGATACAGTTTACAATAACTTGCACGCCGCTCTACCCCCTCATTGACATAACTCCTTGAAATAGCGCCGCCTCAAGTTCTTTGTCACTTGCACCAGAGATATACCGCTATGCCGCCTGGCATAGTTTATTTCTGTCCGTGACAAAACTTGGAGCGCCCGCATGACCCGCAAAAAAATCAAAGACCAGATGCTCGACAATGGCGAGCTTGAATCTGAGAGCTTCCTGAGCCGGATGCGCAACACGCAGATCTCGCAAGGAACCTTAGACTTAGCACGCCAAAAATATGGCTATGAGTTGCCGGAAGATGTCATAGAAGTCATCGCCCGCCAGCAAGCCGTTGCCCGCCCCATCCTTGAGCAATACCACACGCTGCACGAAGCCACCCCTACCCTCACGATGGCACGCGCCACCATGCAAAAAGAGATGGATGAGATCCTTGACACCTTCTGTGGCATGGATCTGAACGACATTGGCGACATTGGCGAGTTCCACGATGAATACTCATGCCCCAAATGCGCCCACCGTTGGAGCGGCGCACCCAACAACCGCACCGGCTATGGCAACGTGGTCTATGTGCCGACCGGCAAGCTCAGCAAGCGCAGCGGCTTGCCAAGCTCAATCCGCTATGGCGCACCGGCCAAGACCGCCAAAGGTGAGTTCAGCAAGCAACGCTACTGGAAAGCGGCACGCGCCTCCCAATTGCCGCGTGGCTTTGGCAATCGCCCCATCGGGGAGCCAATCATCGGGGAGACCTGGCGCAGAGGTTCTAAGCCCCCTGCGGGCTATGAGGATCAATAGTGGACAAGCAATCCCTACCCTATGTCGTGACGATCCAATCCCAGCGCGCGCTTGACGCACAGAAGGTCTTAGTCCTGGCCGACATCATGCTCAACGGGGCTGTTGCCAGCGTAAACCTGGAAGATGTTGCCGTCGCCTTTGAATGGTTTCGTGTGCAGTTTACGGATTACCTGCATGAATCGGTTGAACTGGTCGAGTCGCAGGAAGAGCGCCATGAGCTATGGCAGATGATTGACAATAGCGAACACTGGCTCAAATTCTTGCGCAATGCCCTGCACGAAGCCAGCGCCGAAGCCAGGGCAGAAGCCTAGCATGGCCCGCCGTCGCAATGGCTTTCAACCCGCCACCCCCTACCCCGATGAGGATGAGCCGGAGATCGAGATCGACGCACCTTCCATCGAGCGCCAGGATGTCTATGAATTGCCGCAGACCGACCTGCGCATTGACGCCAACAGCGTCACCATCACCCGCCTGGTTTTAACGCCTGAGCTTGTCGCCGTCGCCATCTATGAAGCGCGCGGGATGCTCAGCATTGCCGCCCGCAAACTTGGCACAACGGCGCGCACCGTCAAGGGCTTTGTAGACCGCGAAGAGTTATGTCGAGTGGCCTACGAAGAAGCCGACGAAATGCTGCTTGATTTTGTCGAGGCAAAGCTATACCAAAAGATTAAAGCCGGAGATATAGCCAGCATTATTTTTTACCTGCGCACCAAAGGCAAGCGCCGCGGTTATACCGAAAAGCTCAAGGACAACGACGAGAGCGATCCGGCCAACAAGCGTGCGCAATTGCAGGAATCAGAGGATAAGCAACGCGAGCTTGAAATGCGGCTGCAAGACATCAGCGGTCGCCTGGTCTGGACAATGCCAGGTGATGAAGATGAACCACAGCCAGCCTCACAAATAGACCTAGAGCCTGATGAGTACACAAGCACCGACGAGTGAAAGCATCCTCAACGAGCGGCTAAGGCAAGTCTTACCGCGCCAGGCGCACCCGATGAGCCTGGCCGAAAAGATTGCCATGCTTGACGTGGAGCAACGCACCAAGATGCTCTATGAGATTGCGCCGACCGCCGAAGATATGGAGCGGTTGCTGTACACCTGGGCATTTTGGGCAAGGCCCAACCAGTTGGAGCCACAAGGCGCTTGGCAGACGTGGGCTGTCTTTTCCGGTCGTGGCTTTGGCAAGACAAGACTAGGGGCGGAAGCCTGTATCAAGCGGGCGCGGCATGGCCCCTTTTACCCGATTGCATTGGTCGGCCAAAGCAAAGGCGATGTGCGCGACACGATGGTCGAAGTCTTTGAGTCGAGCATCATCAAGATCTCAAGCCCTGCCTTCATGCCCAAGCTGGAGACCAGCAAGCGGCGCGTGACCTGGCCCAACGGCATGATCGCCATTATGTACAGCGGCGATGAGCCAGATCAGCTAAGAGGCCCGCAGCATGGCTTTGGTTGGCTGGATGAGTTAGCAAAATTCCAGTATCCGGATATTACTTGGGCAAATTTCAGCCTGGGGCTACGGCTTGGCCCGACCCCGCAAAGCATTATCACGACAACGCCAAGACCGATACCCATTATTAAAAAGCTCTTTGAAGATCAGCGCGTCACCAAGACCTTTGGCTCGACTTATGACAATGCCAGCAACTTACCGGCGACCTTTTTGGAAGAAATGCTGATCAGGTATGAAGGCACCAGGCTGGGCGGTCAAGAGTTGCACGGCAAGCTGATGGGCGATGTCGAAGGGGCGCTCTGGTCACGCGGCACACTCGACAAGCACAGGGTACTCAAGCTACCCCATATTGTGCGCATGATTATCGCAGTAGACCCAAGCGCCGGTGGCAACGGCGACTATGCCTCCGAGACCGGCATCATTGCGGCGGGCTTGGGCGATGACGGTCACGCCTATGTCTTGCAGGATTGCACGGTCAATACCAACAAGCCGGAAGTGTGGGGAGCCGAAGTTGTCG